ACCGGCTAGGCCAGAGTTGGCTGGGGGTGGCGCTCTAAGCACCGTTGTTCGTCCCGACTGGCTGTGAAAAGTTGTCCATGATTAGTCTCCAATTACTGTCTCGGCAGTGATACTCACGACCGTAGCCGGAAGGGGTTCGTCTTGCACGATCGTGATCTGCCCGCCGCGCTGCCACTCGGGCGGCAACGTGATCTGGATTTCCTTCGTCACCATCTCGTCATTGGCGGCGACCGGCGTCATGTCGGCGTCAGTCGGACCAATGCGAAGGCCAGCCGACCGGTAGACGCGCAGCCAGACGCGGCTGACGTTCTTCTCGCGGCCCTGCCCTGCGCCATCCATCTGCTGGATCGCGCCCGGTAGCGTTCGGACCTTGCCCGAGTAACGGAAGCCAACGTGAACGTCCGCCGCTGGTTCGCTCAACGTGATGTTGCCACTGGCTGGCACGAGGTAGGTGTCGGGGAGACGCACACCATCAGCCATAACCGAGAGGGTCTGACCGACGTGGTGCCATAGACGTGTGAGTGTCCTTCGCGCCCATCGCCAGGAAGTGATATTGCTGTTGCGGCTCTCGGACGGAATCGCATCTTGCAACTCGGCCAACACCTTCTGCGACCAAATGAAGGTCGTGACCCGTGCGCGATACTCGATGCCATCCCACGTCAGCACAACATCGTCGCCGATGTCCTCGGGGCTGAACGCCACGTTTGTCGCCGAGAGAGTCACCGTGTCGCCCTTCTGAAGATTGACACCGCCCGTCAAGACCATGTTGATCAAGTAGGTCTGCTTGCGCCCGCCAGATGTCGATGTCGATGCGTCCAGGTGGTTGAGCTTTGCGATCGGGATGTCCTCGTTGAGAACCTCAGACATGCGCTGAATCGTCTTCACGCCATCGCGCACGACGACGATATAGACCGCGTCAACGTCACCCTCGGGGACGACTGCGATGCTCTTGACCAAGCCGTTGACCTCGTGCAAGTGCCACGCGCCAACCTGCTCCTCGGGCACGTAGGTCAGGCCGAGCAGTTTGCCATTCGATGAGACCGCCCAGACCACCGGGAAAGGCGATTTCTGGTAAGCCATGTCGACAATCGTGTAGGAGTCGAACAGGTGCGCCGCTCGGATCGACATGTCATTCGTGGCGTAGCCGTTGCGATCCTGCTGGTAACCCATCTCACGGATGTGACCGCCGCGCGCCGCCGGGAAGATCACGACGTTGTTGACCGTCACCGGCTGGACCATCGAGCAACCGATCGTGCTCTGCTGCCTGACACTGATTGACTCCGGTGTGATCGTGTCGCTGTTGTTCGCCGTCACCCGCCACTCACCCGAATCGGTGAAGACCAGCAAGTCTGCCAGCGTGACCAAGTGCCGGATCGTCTGAGCCTTGTTCGCAGCCAACTCGTATTCGATGCGGTCGTCGTCGATGACCGGAAGGTGATACGAGAAGTCAGACGGTGCGCCAGTCCGCGAGCCGAACAGGGTCTGGGGCTGCGCCGATGTGCCGGCGAAGAACCGACGTTGCTCAAGGAAGCCCACCGCGCGCGGCGAGAAGGCCGAACCCGAGATAGTTGCGTCTACAAACGGCGGCGTGCGGTCGAGGTTGGCACCGATGTTGTTGTCGACAAACGTTAGGTCTTCAGTCTCGCCGATGAACCCGTAAAGGCCGGTCTCGTCCTGCTTGTAGACCCTGTATTGGACCGCTTCGAAGATGCTTCCCCAGTAGATCGTGTTGGAAGCGCCTTCGACGAACAGGACGTTGTCGGCCTCACCGACAGCAGAGGCCTCCGATTCCAGGCCGTTCTTGTCGACCGCAGAGACCTTGTAACGCTGGGTGGTGCTGCCCTCCAGCGACGAGTAGTAGACGCTGAACGGGGAGAGGCTGGAACCCGACCATGTGTACAGGAACCCATCCAGACGGCGGAGGGTGAACCTCTTGTTGTTAGCCGTCGGAAAGTTGTCTTCGACGATGTAATAGCCCTCGGGAACGATGAACGAACCAACGCCGAGACCAACGTAGACGACATCGTTTTTGGCGAACTGGTGTTCGACCTGCGTGATCATGATCGGGACAATCGACGCGTTCTGAGGGCCACCGCTGATGGTCGGCCCGTTCGTCGATCCCTCGACCAGGATGCGGCGACCACGGTCTTCGTTGACCGCCGAGATCACAGGAGTCGGCAAAGTCGCTGCAAAAGCACGCTCGTCGAGGACCCACTTTGTCGCACTGAACCGCTGCAACTCATGCGGTCGGTGCTGGTCGTTCGTCAGCGTCAGAACGTCGTTGCTCTGGACGTAGTGAAGGTCCATGACCTGCGTGGCCAAGTAGGGCGTCGGTACCGTCAACACACCGTCACCGGTCTGGAGATACGCGCGCGTGACATCGACGTTCGTGCCCGTCGCGTGATCTTCAACGACGTAGTAGACGCCAGGGCTGACGCCGGTCTCCAGCGGCCAGTAGACCAACTCGCCCCTCTCGTAGTAGCGCACGACGCCGAACGTGCCCGGTGAGCCGACACCCGACAACGTGACGATGACCGGGTTCGCCAGACTGGTCACCAGCTGGAACGAATCGGCCGTAATGTTCCAAATGTAGTAAGTCTTGGTGGTGCTGAGTTCGACGGGAAGTTGGGCACCGGGCGTGCCCGTGAACCTGACCGCAACGTTGCCCTGGCCGAAGAATGGGTGAGCCGTGTAGTCAAGCCGGTTGTTGCCCACGTTCCAAAGCTGGCCAGCGGTCGTGCCGTCGAGGCTTTGCGGGGTGACGTGCCCAGGCGGTAGCTGGCCGTCAGCGATGAAGCGCAGGTAGCCGACGTTGGCCGCTGAGATCGCTTGCGCCACGTAGCTGCCACCAGACAGAACTTCGAGCGAGATCGTCTGAGCGTCGACCAAGATCACCTTGTAGGTCTCGGCCCTGGTGATACCGGTCGGCATCGTGCCCGTCGACATGAACCGACCGAGTTGGTTGCTCACCAAACCGTGGTGGGCTGCGAACGTGATGGTGTTCGCTGTCGCGTCGACCTGGTCAGCCTGTTCGCCGACATCATTGACGATGCCCCAGAGCAGCGTTCCGCCATTGGTGTGCATCCGCAGGTAGCCCTTGCCGCCAACAGTCCCGTTCTTCTCGCCAACCTCAACAACAAGGCTCTGCTCGTCGCTGTAGACGAACGGGATCAAGGCCACGTCGCCGTTGGCCTGGTCGAACGTCTTGTTGACATAGCCGAAGCCAGGGCGGAAGAACGCCGGGCCTTGTGGCTTCGTGATGAAGTTGACCTGCTCGGCCACCGCGTTCGCGTAAATGCGCGAGTCGAGGCGACCGAACATCTCGGGGCTGATGATGCCCCCGACGAACGAGAACTGGTTGGTGCGGATGCTTGTCATCGACTATCGGTCTCGCAGGTTGGCCGGGATGTATTCGCCTTGGATGTCGTGGCGGTCGCGTCGCTGTTCACTGTCGTGACTCTTCGCCAGTCCGCCCCAGAAGCGCGCGGCCTGCGAAAGCTGCATCGCCTTCTGCGAACCCTTATCGCCCTTGATGATCGGACCAGCCGCCAGCGACGCCAGCTCGTAGCTCGCCGCACGCTTGAACAGCGCAGAGAACTTGCGAGTGTCGGTGGTGTGCGCGTTCACGACAGCCTCAGCCGCGTCGATGTTGCACAGCAGCACGCGCTTGCCGTTGCCATCGATCGATGTGTCGAACGGGACGCCGATCTTGACGCCCCCGTTGCCGATCATGTCGTCCGTTGCACCAGCCGGAAGGATGAACGGCGTGCCTGCAACGTTCTCCGGGTAGTCGTAGGCATAGTTCCAGTCAGTCCGGTCGTTCGTCGCCCGCTGCACCAACGTGACCCGCTTCTTGGCGAAGTCCCAGAGGTGTTCTTCGAGCATCGTCGCGATGGCCAACGGGTAGAACTGAGCGCAGATCTTGGCCTGCACGGTGTCGTCAGGCGGGTCGATGCTTGTGATCCCAGCCTTCTCGCCGATGTGCGCCATCGCAGCGTTGCATATCTCGATCTCGGCGGTGCCGGTGTGACGTGCGTCAAGCCACTCGTCGAACACTTCTTCGCCCATAGCATCAAGTGAGCTTCCGGGCAAGTGAACAGTGTCCGTATCGTATGGGTTCGCAGCATTCTTTGAGTCGAAGTCGCTGCTAGCACTCGGTGGCACGCGCGCGTAGAGGTCGCTGCCGTGGACTTCCTTCACAGCGGCTTCGACGAGAGCGGCGTAGGTGCCGAAGTCGCGTCGCGGCACGGCGTGAACGAACACCAGCTTCTCAGGAGCGTGATCAATCAGGCCACGATCGAAGATCGCCTTGCGGACGGCGTCCTTGAACTTGCGGATGTTGATGTCGTAGCGGTTGGCTAACTTCTCGTGAGACTGGTCCTCCTCGCCTTGGTTCATCCAAGCCAGTTCGATCACCGACTGCACGGACTCTTCTTTGTCAGCGATCACGATGGCATCGAGAACGTCGAGCAGGCGCGCGAAACAACCGTTCTGGTCGGCGGGGTCCCAACTAAGCTGCTGCTTCGGGTCAGACCATCCGAACCCTGGGATGTCAGGGACACCTACAGCACTACCCTGAAAGTAGTAGCCGGGGACCAGCTCCTTGTGGCCGAGCGATGTGCCGCCGAACGCGCAGTTGACCACGTAGATCGGCTCGCCGAAGTGATGCTGCATGTTGACCGCGATCGTCGCGACCGCAGACACACCGTTAGAGTGACCCAGCGCAGGCCCTGAGTGCGGCTGATACTTCTCGGGCAAGCTGTGCTGGTTCGGGTAGCTGAAGCCAGGAGGATGCGGGTTCCTCTTGCCCTCATGCAAGCAGCGGTCTGTGTAGACCGTCGAGCTACTGCCGGGCCAGTAAAGGTCCATGTCCAGCGTGCCTGTCGGGTCCGTCAGCGCGACCACAGTGCCGTCAGGGAAGTCGAGCAGCTCGATCGTGTCCGCATCGACCCACTTGACGTAGAACGTGCCCTGAGCGAATAACTGGCTCGGCATGTTCGACGACGCAGCGCCGATGAACTTGACCGGCTCGTTCGGGTTGAGGCCGTGCGCCGTCGCAAACGACAGCTGGTTGGATGACTTCGAGGCGACCGCCAAGCTCGGCGGCTGATATGCGGGGCCGTCGTAGGTCTCGCTGAAGAACACCGTGCCGCCTGCTGCCGCAGTCACGTAGTAGGTGCGACCCTGCACGAGCTTGTTCGGCAACCACTCGCCAGGCGAGTAGAACTTGATCACCTCGCCAAGCTGCGCGTTGGTCGTGGCCCCGACGCCGTAGTCGCCGTTGGAGTTCGCAGACACCGCAGACGATGCCATGGTTCCGACCTTGGTCGTGCCAGCGCCTTGCCCTCGGCCCTCCAGTGGTGACCACGGCAGGAACTTGGCCCATTTTCGGAACGGTACCGGCTTTCCATCAACCGGCGGCGGCTCAATGACGATCTCGTCACCAGGTAACGGCGTGTTCGGCCACTCGGTCTTCTGAAAGACGAACGACTGAGACTGAATGTCCGTCGAGATGGAGTTCCAGCTTTGCCAGCCGACATGGGTGAGCATCACCGTGGCCCCCACGTTGGCTCCAGAGACACAACGTGCTTGCAAGCCGGTGAACGTCCCTGCGAACGATTCGCGGCGCTGTATGTCCACAGAGAAGGCGTCTTGGCCATCTGTGTCGCATGTCAGCAGTTCGCCTCCCGGTCGCTTCGAGATGTAGAAGCTGGTGGGGTCCTCGATGCGCTCAAGGATCACGTTGATCGATGCGCTGTGCGTGTAGGTGATGACCGCCCCGCCGCGCGACTCCGACAGCTGCAGCTTGCGAGTTTGGCCAGCAACGTGCCGGACGTAGTAGGTGCGTCCGAGAGTCAACTCGGGTGGCATCGTGCCGCCCCAGACCACAACCTTTTCGTCGTGGCCCATCTCGTGGTCAAAGAACGACGAAGTGAAGTCAGTCGCACCGCTGTCGGTCTTGAATCCGATCGTGCGGCCAACCGCTGGTTCCTCCGCTGACGCCTTGGCCGAGCAGTAGTAGACCACGCCGAAGTCCACGCCTTCAGGCAGGATCGTGTCGACCAACATGGAGACAGCACCGGGTGACAAGAACGTGCCAGCCAATGCCAGAGCCTTGGTCGACGAAACGTAGATGCCATCGGCGACAGTCTTGCCAATCCAGTAGCGGGTTCCGTCAGTCAGACCCGCGCCCGATCCGGTGAACGTCACGGTGTCGCCAACCTGCTGCGGCGGGACGACAGCGGTCGTGATCTTGGTCGAACCGTCAGCAACGCCGACGATCGAGGTCTTGCGGAACGACAGCATGTTGCCCTCGCGGATCGGAAGGCTCGGCGAAGTGATTCGGACAGGCGGGCGAACCGTGGCTGTCGATCCTTGCATCAACGTGCGGACCTTCGCTGTCTTGTAGACCGCAGTAGTCCCTGAGTCGACAAGACCACCGAAGCGCGTGCGCAACAGCATCGGTCCAGCCTTCGAGTGCGCGTATGCCAAGCCGCCATAGAAGCCGACGTTGTCGCCCAGCTTGATCGGGTAGGTTATCGTTTCGCCTTTCTCCGGTCGCGGCAGGAACGGCGGGTGAACGCTGACCACGAGCTTGCCGTCAGACAAGTCGCCGGGTGCGCCCATCGCTGCGGTGTGTTCCGTCTGAGTGCGCTGGCGGATGACCGTGCCAAGCTCCGCCCTGTAGACCATCAGCTGCAACTGCTGGCGGATGATCTCGTCGCCGTTGCCTGTCTCGTCGACCAATCCAGTCGCGTCAGTGACCGTGATCACAAGGGGCGTGACGGATGCGATGATCTTGGTCTGATTGTTGGTGCCGCTCGATGTAACGTACCCAGAGGTCAGGATCGTCTGGCCAGCAACGAACCCGTCATCGGTGAAGTCTCCCGATGCTCTCGTGAACGTCTTGGCCGCAGCGACCACGTCGATCTGCACCGCTGCCGAGATGGGCACCGTCACCGTTACAGCCGCAGTAGTGGTGTCGTTGATGATCTCAGGCCAAGGCTTGACCGTGAACGTCGTAGCGGATGGCGTCGTCGCGATCTGGTAGACGCGCTCGACTGACAGCGGAGTCGTCGGCTCATCGCCGTTCGACCGGAAGTTGATCAGCGCCCCGTCAAGGTCGGTGTTGCTCGTCGATCCGTCGACAACGCTCGATGACGTGAACGTGTCGCCGGAGACATCGGTGATCGGGTAGCGGAACGTCGCCGCCTGCGTCATGTGGTTCGTCTTGAACCGTGACGGCGTGGGGTCGCTGACGAGATCCAAGACCGCGCGCCCTGGGAAGTCTGTCGCTGCCACGTCGGACGTGCGGAAATACGCGCTCGGGTTGTAGAACGTCAGGAAGCGAATCGACTCGACCGCAACGCCAGCCAGGTTCGACACCTGATACTGGCCGTTGACGACCGTACCAAGCTGGTCAACAGTCGGGCCACCAGGGAACACGCCCGGCACGGTGAACAGCTCGTTGTAGCTGCCCTGTCCGTATGGAGGGACGAAGCCGCTGACTGCCTTGGCTGACCTGATCGCAAGGTAGGGGTGCTTATCCTCCCAGCTCTTTAGATCGCCAAGAGGGGTCGCAATGCTCTGTCCCATCTCCAACACCACGCGCCGCTTTGGTAGTACAGTCGTTGTCACTTCGTCATCTCCAATATGAAAAACGCGCCGCAACGGACGAATCCGAAACGGCGCGAACCCTCGTCTCTAACCTGCCGGAACAGTGCTCGCGTTAGCCAGCAGGAACTTCGAGCGGCTCTCCAACGGCGACCTTCGCCGCTTTGCTTGTGCCGGGCGGGTTCTTTAGCGTCAGCTTCTCAAAACTCGCCTCTTCAGCCAGAAGCTGATCGTCGTCCTCCGAGCAGTCGACAATGGCCTTGCAAGGACCGCCCGCATACTGGAACCGCTCGCCCTTCTTGCGAAGGATGTGATCCAAGTAACAGGGGGCAATTGCCCGAACCTTGCGGCTCTTTGGCTTTTCGGCGACTGGGGAAGGCTTCGTTTTTTCGCTCATAACTAGTTCGTCTCGCCTCGGTAGAGGAACGGTGCCGTCGCCATGCCGCCAGTGATTAGCTTGGTGGTTACGCGGCCCGCTGTGAAGTTGCCAGCAGTGACGTAGATGACACTCAGGCCACTACCTGCCGGGATCTTACTGTAGCCGACGAGGCCGTTCACGGTCACGAACGACTCGCTGTCACCGTGACCTTCATCGTAAGCGGCACTCATCGGAGGAAGCCCGATTTGGATGTGCCGGTCGATCTTCAAATCTGCGGCCAGAATAGGGGTCGTCTGGATTAGGTATTTGAGAGAACTACCGCTAACACTCCCGACAAAGGCATCAGCCGGGTTGACGATGCCGAGGGCAATTATGAGGCTTGTTCCGCCTACAAATGCCTCGGTGATCTGAACGTCGAACCGCAGCGCGTTGCCTTGTGCAACGTCCGAAGCGGTTTCGAGGTAGATTAGGTTAGTCGCAGGGATAGCCCCCGAAGCGGTGTGGAGGTCCTGGTTGTCGGAAACCTGTAGGTTGATATCGCTGATCATTGGGGGCCTCCGGGTTAGACTGCGTCGTAGAACGTGTCGATGGAATCGATGCCGTTGACGATGTCGACTGTCACGGAGCCAGCCGAAGTTGCGCCGACCATGACGGCCTGCACACCAATGAACTTGTTGGCGTCAGGAACCAGGTTCCGAGGGATCGCAGGGATCTCCAAGAAGATCACCGTGCCCTTGGTAATGCCCGTGCCCATCGAAGAAACCAGCAACTCGGTGTTGGTGTCGTAGATGCGGGAACTGTTCAGGACCACCTTGCCACCGAAGTCGGCGGCGTCGCAGCTGAACACCTGGAACTGGACCGTGCCAGCACCCGCGCCCTGAATCGTTACGCCCATTCTGGCGTAGAGCTTTGACCCGATGCCGAGAGAGGCTTTCAGCTGACCGGCGTCATAAACGTCGGCAGCTTCCGTCGTCCCATCGGTCGCGATCAGCGACAGCGTGGCGTCAAGCCGCGCATTCAAATCTGTTAGTGCCATGGTCAAGTCCTCCGATTAGGCGGTGATGCGCTCTTCGGCGTTGATGATCGAATCGCACTCGCGAATCGGGATGCCCATGAACGTGGTGAACGTGCGCGGGGTGCCAAACTGGCTGAAGCCTTCCTCGATGCGAAGAACACTGGTGCTCTTTTCCATCGCGATCGATGACAGACCTTCGTGCGCGGTCTTGTTCATGTAGAACGCCAAGCGGACGCCGTCCTTGTTTTCGATGCGGTAGTAAGCCGTGAGCATCTTCTTCAAGATCGTCGTGTAGGAAGTGGCCCCGATCGGGGTCTGCTTGCCCGTGAGGCCAACGAGGTCCGAGACATCGATGTTGCAGATGCGTGCGACCTGACGCCAGTCGGCGACCACAAGGCCCGCATCCCAGTTCCAAACCTGTTCGTAGGCTTGCATTCTGCCCGTGGTAGCGGTGCCAGCTGCGTTGTAGACATCAACCGCGACTTCGCCGAGGTCTTCCATCTCCAAGCCAGCGACGCTGCCCTTCGGGAAGGTGCAGAACACGCTGTCGTCGCCCCAGGCCACCAGCCAGATCGAGGTGTTGTCGGAGCTGGTGCCGCCCGCGTCAATGATGTTGGCCGCGTTGCCCGCGCTGAGGCTGCTGTAACGAGGTGCGAAGCCCATGAACTTGGCAGCGGTCGCAGCCGAGTTGCCATAGAACAGAGTCGAAGCCATCTCGTTGCGCATCGCGGAGACCTTCTGTTGCGCCGCGCGCATCATGAGGGCTTCCTTGTTGCCACCGATTCGGACCAGGCGCTTGTCGACGCGAGACCGCGTCTCCATCATGCCAATGCCCTCTTCGACCTGGGCGTGCGTTCCCTTGCTGTCCGGGATGCCCTGGTTGAATTGACGCCAGTAGACTTCAGGCAGCTTCGTTTCGACGGTCGTGACGTGGTGTGTCGTGCCGTTCGCTTCAACGTGAACCACGTCGTCGAGAATCTGATCAGTCTTCGACAGCATCTTCGCGACCTTCGCGGGTTTGCCATCGGGGTTGTGGAGCTTCGTCCAGTCGACGAGCGTTAAGTTGCCATCTGCAATTGCTGCCATCTTGATTTCCTCTAACTAAGGGACTTGTCGAACAACACAGCTGCGTCGCTCGACTTGCTTTCGCTGCGACGCGCCTGTTGAGGTGCGCCTGTGTGCAGCTTGTCGTCGCTAATCGATTTGCCGACTCGGGACAGGAAGCGGATCACTTCCGGCATGTCACCGATGCCTGCACTCGTGTCTCCCAACAGCGCGTTGAACTCGTCCGAACCGAACTTGGTCATCGCGGCCTTCGCATAGCCAAGGGCTTCCTTGTGCTTCGATCCGCCGATTTCCGGGTCCTTGAGAGCGGCTGTCTGCCACTCGGTTCGTAGCTCGACCATCTGATTCCGTTGGCTAACAGCCACGGCACTGACGAGCTTCTGTGCCTTCTCTTTCGAGAGGTCCAGATCCTTGGCGACTTCACAGATGCCATCGATCATCGAGCCTGTGAGACCAACACCGTTGTCCGGCGTCTCAAAATCCCCATAGGTCTCGGGAGCACCCGTTTCCTCGCTGCCTTCACTCTCACCTTCAGCATCGCCTTCGCCCTCGGACTTCTCCGCTGGCTTGCCATTGTCTGGCTTCGGATCGCCCTCGCCTTCAGCCTTACCGGCTGCGCGCTGTGCTTCCCGCTGTTCGATTACCTGGGTGGTCGTGAGACCTTCTTCGCTGACTTGCTGTTCTGAGACCTGACCAGCAGCTTGCTGATCACCTTGTTGCGACTCGTTGCCCTGATTGGAATTGTCGGGTTCTGATGTCTTCTCAACTGCCATCTGCTTCTAGCTCCATGTGGTGGAACAGTTCGAGCGAGGCAGCACGCATCGGCTTGATCACGTACTCGTAGACAAATGCGGCACGGCTGTTCTGCCACGACATGTGGCCGAAGTTGCTCGTGAACGCCGATGCTGGCGGAGCCTTCGCGATCAGAGCGCGCACAATGCGGCGGCCCCTCTCGTGCGACATGAGCCATCTCCAGTCGTCGATCGCGTTCGTCTTGTCGTTGGCCTGGTCCTGCTCCATTTCTGCAGCAAGCTCGGCTTCGCGAAGGGCGGCTTCGATCGGGTCGGTCTGGGGAAGGCTCACGATTGGCGGGAAACTAACGCTGCCAGAATCGCTACCGCACCCGTCACTAGGCGACTGGAGGCGGCACGATGTCGGCTGGCTTGGCCTTGGCTGCCTTCTTCTTGGCCACGTTTTCGACCTTCGTCGCAGGGCCTCGCCACTTGGCTAGCAGCGGGAAACCGATCACCAGCGTCGATACCGTGTTGATCAAACCGTAGACCAGCGGCTTCCATCCTGCGCCGGTCAGTGCGGTGTGCTGCGCCTGCGTGATCACGTCATTCGCGAGCAGTTGGTCAGCTACCTCGCCGTCGATCGTGAGTTGCTCAAGCATTGAGCAGCCGGGCAGCAGGATCACGGCAGCGACAGCGCAGCCGACAAGCAGCCAAGGAGTGTTTCGGGCGTTGATCATCATTATTTCTCCAAGCGGGCAAGCCGCTCACGCAGCGCGCGTATCTCGGCCTCATAGACCGCCACGCGCTGACTGGTCTCGACCATGGTTGCGGTATTGCGCTCGACTGCGATCTTGACCTCAAGCATCAGCTCGCCGACGTAGCTCACGTTGGAACTGAGGTTGGCGATGAAGATGGTGCCCCCGATAATCATCACGAGCAGGATGCGAACGAGGCCAACAGAGATGGCTGATGCCTGGGAGATGACGACGGGTTCCTTGGGGGGTGGCATTAGATGTGACGGAAGGTGATTTCTACGCGGGCAGCCGGTGCGTTGGCGGCGGGACCATCGAAGACGACAATCCACTCGTCACCCTGAGCGAAGGCGACCTCCGAACTCCACTTGCCAGCCGTGACGGTGGCCTTTGGAGTGCCCGAGACGACGCCTGGCGGGTAGCCGGTCAACGCCACGGCCCCGGTGGACGGCGTGACCTCGATGTTGGTGGCCGCCGTGACCGTTGCGGTGAACATCGACAGCCCGAGGCTCTCGGCCCCAGGTATCAGGTTGACGTTCCCGCTCGCGGCTGACGTGACCGTCGAGGCGTAGGTCGTGAGGTTCAGGCCTCTTGGTTCCGGGGTCAGCTCAACCACGGGTTATGCCAGGGAGAACAGCCCGGAGGCGTGTTGCGTGATCGTCAGTGTGCTGCCATTTGCGGCGGTCACGTCTGCGGGGGAGCTATCCAGCAAGCAGTAGCAGAGCACGTTCCCGCTGACCTTGTAGATCGCCGCGAACCGGGCAACGATGTCGCCACCCGACGCAGTCCAGGACGGGTTGGTGGATTCATCAACAGTCACCGTGGTCGTGCCGCTCAGTGCCAGCGTCACAGCCTTGTCGTTCTGAGTGTAGCCGTAGTCCGTTGCGACCTCGTTGCTCACTGAGGAGTAGGCAGTCGATGCCGCGCCAAGGTCGCTAGTGCTGAGGAATAGCGCGATCCGAAACGAGTCGGTGTCGAGGTCGAAATCCCCGTTCAGGAGCGACGTGCGCCCTGCATTTGTGAAAGTCCATGCGCCTGCGGCCATATCTCGATACCTCTACGAAGTCGATGCGGTGAATGTGGCGACCTCGGTGAAGTCCGAAGTCGGTGTTCTCTTGAGCAACCGCAGCGTCCAGTCCCCCGGAGCATTGTCCGAGAGCCAAGCAACCGAAAGGCACGCGGTCACCATGGTGTCTGACACCGGCACGCCCACGCTGCCGATGGCAAGTGCACTGCCGCCACCGATGGCCAGCGGGAGCGCGACGACGCCACTGGATGCGCTGACACCCTCAACCACGATCGCGGTGAGGGTCGGCGAGTCATCAGCCAGCACGAAGCCGAGTCGCTGCAAGAACAGCCGAAGCTGGCTGTCAGTCTTGCCCGTTTCCATGAGGATCGGGTTCAAGCGGCTCTTGGTCACGGCTAGATTCCTGGCGTGACTTCGGAACTGTTGATCTGCGCGATGCTCTGCGCCTCGGCCAAGCTCTTGGCGCTACCAGCCTGCACGGCCATGGCTTCGGACTGCGCGGCGGCAGCTTCAGCATTAGCACGCTCAGCGCGCATCTCTAGCACGTCCTCCGTTGGGACGATCATGCCAGGGTCGACGCCAAGCATCCTGCCGTAGTCGTCAAGCGCAGAGTCAGCGTCGAACTTGTCGATCACGTTCGGCTTCAACTCGGCCAACTCGGCGACCTTGACGTGCAAGCGGTCACTCTGCTGCGTCTGCACGGCCTTCTGAGCCTGGGCGAGCATCGAAACGAATTGGATGTCGAGTTCCTTGCCTTCAAGTTCGGGCGGCGGCGGTGGCAGCAGACCGGCCTTGTCCATGTGATGGAAGACCAGATCGACCAGCGGGCGCAGAAGCTCGTTGTGAACGCGGTCCAGCACCGGGCCAAGCATCAGCAGCTTTTCCTCGTGGCGGCGCGCGACCTCGAACGCAGTCATCCGGTGATCAGCCTGCGCGATCATCAAGAACAAGTCCGCGAAGAACGACTGGCGGATGCGCTCCCGCGTGTCCTGGATGTCTTCGAGCAGGTGGCTCAGGTTGATATTGACGTTCCAAGCACTCTGGATCTGCGCTTGCTGGCCCGTCCCTGGCTCGACGAAGTTGATGCCGCCCGGCAGCATGTCAACCTCGTTGCCCTTCATGCTGTTGGGCACCTGTATGGGCGGCTTGACCATGTAGTCGATGCCCTGCCCCTTGCGCATCTGTTGATGCTGAAGGCTTTTAGTGTCTCCGAGGGCCTCAGCGCCCGGCCCGTTTCCGTAAACATCTCCGCCGCTCACGTCCCATCGAGGAACCAGCGCCGGGAACATCTCGAATCCGCTGATGCTCAGCACGTCTTGAACGCGGTAGCTCTGCCCCTTCTCCCAGTAGGTGGAGCGGATCGGCATGTTGCGGTTGTCGGCGGCGGTCAGGTCGCGATCGATGCGCGGCTCGACGCCATGCCGAACCGTGATCCAGTCCTGAAGGCCACCGTGCTCGGCGCGGTCCTGGACGTGCGGTGAGAGCGACTTGAAGCCGAACTCTTTGACCATCTGGGATACGGTCATATCGAACTCCCTAAAGAGGGTGTCGACCGTACCAAGGTCACCTGAAGCGATCCGATACTGACCCGCCGTAATGGGGTAGCAGTGGAAGACCTTGTCGAAGTTGGGGCGCACCAGCGTGGCCGATGTCCCGAAGACCAGCAGTTCGCCGTAGGCCGAGTCGAGTGCGCCGTAAGTGTTGGTCCTGGCCATCACGCGCATCATCATGTTGCGCACGTCACTGGTGTATTTGACGACCGCGTGCCGCTTGTTCAACGACGGGTCGGCTGTCTCCAGGGCGAACCATGGACGGGCTGGTGACGACGCTCCGGCCAGCATCCCGGCGCGGGCGGTCTTGACTGCCTTCAGGCCAGTGTTGTCGTAGATCGTGTTGTGGACCTTCTGGCCCTTGTTGCGGTCAGACGCGAGGAACCGACCGTTGCGCGGCATGAGAACGCGGCTGATCTCCTGCAAGTGCGGCTTGTGCGTGCTGAACTCACGATCGAGGTGGCCGTAGCTCTCGTCGAGCATCTGCACGTAGCTCTGCCCCATCTTCTCAGGCGGGGCGATACCAGTGTTTCTCACGGCTACTCTCCCAGGAGGGTGCTGCGGCCCACGCGCAACTGATTCGATGCGACGCCACCTGAGCCGGACAAGATCGTACTGCCGAGACCGGCTGAGTCCTGCTGTTCCGATAGCAGCGCCGAGGCGTCTGGCTTCTTCTTGCGGGTCTCGGCGATGCGTTGGCGCTCGGTGCGCTGCGTGCTTGCTTGGCGCGCCTCGGCGTCAGTCTGGGCTTCCTTCGAGTCCTTGCGGCTTCGGGTCGCTCGTCGGCCAGCCTTGTTGCCTTCGACTGCCGAGACGGTGCTCGTTGCGGTCGCGGCGGTGATAGTGGCAATCGCTGCCCAAGTAGATGCTAGATATGCCATGGTCAGATTCCCTTGAAGAACGAACGCTCGGCAAGGGTGTAACCAAGCCTCTCGATGATCGGGCCAGCGGTTGCTTCTCGGCCAACGGTCTCGATAGCGGACATGGCCACGCGGTCGATGCCACGTTCCTTTGCCCACGCCTCCAGCTTCTTGACAAGCCGGATGCCCTGGCCTCGGTGAGTCTCGTCAACCCACCACGCCAGCTCGACCGCCATGCGTGTTTGCGGGCTGAACCATGGGCTGGTCTCGACGCCGATGATCATGCCAACCGCCCGGCTGTCGTCGTCCACGAGGAACACAACGGCCTTGGGATCGAGCGTGAGTCGACGCGCTACCTCGACCAACTCGTCGAAGTCGTGCTGCACTGGCGTCGCCAATCGTCCGATAAAGCTCATGCCCAGGTGGGCGATGGCCTCAGCGTCATCTGGTGTGGCGGTTCGAATCAGCACTGGCGGGATGCTAGATTGAGGGTCTGGACTACCGCACCCGCATGACATAGCGTGCTGACTCACCCGCGTCGGTGCATACCTTCAGCCTGGACCAACGGGCTGAACTGGGACGGCGCGCAAGTCTCCGCCTGGTTCTCAAGCTAGGCGAAGGCAAGCAGTCGCCCCGGTCGTGGATTTGATTCCGCGAGCGGGGCGGATCATTTACCGGTCAGAAGTCGCCAAGCGGGTCGTGATCGCTCAACCGCTTGTGATGAACTGCCGCCGCACGCTCATACTCGTCGGGCATGTGAACGTGGCCCCCGAACGTCAGCATCAGGCAGTCAGCCCTGTTCGGTGAGCGCCCAATGATCTTCTTGATCGCGTCCTTCGGGATGATCTGGAGCTTGTTGTCGAGGCGCGGCACGGTTTCCATCGCGTTCAACTCGTCGCGCAATACGTCGTCTTCAGGGATCGCGCCCCCCTCCTTCAGCCAGTCGCGGACACTCTTCGCCATGTCAGCCCGCTTGTTCAACGCGCTGCTGTCGCTCGCCGCACCGCTGAACCAGACCAGCTGCCAGTTGCTGAAACCCATCGTCTTGCCAGCCGAGTAGATGCCCGTGCCGTATCCGCCGTCGATGAAGACCGCTGCTGGCTTGTGGTCGGCGCAGAACCTGGCCAGGATGTTTGCCACCTCGACATCGTTGTCGTTCTTCGGCAGCACGCAGAGGGTCTGGTACGCAAGCCCCTGGCGCATCCCGATGACAAGCTCGTCGTCACCTTCCCAGCTGCCATCGAGACCAATAATCTTCGGCGCGAACTCGTAAGCTGCGGGGCGTAGTGTCCGACCGAAAGCGGCCTCGACATCGTTCTCGTTGATGAACTGCTTGGCTGCCATGCTCGGGAAGATACCGCGGCAACGGACCTTCATGAAGTCGCTGTTCTCGCCGTAGGTCTCAGCCCAGCGTGCGAACAGCTTCTTGTTGGTACCCTCGACCTTGCGGCTGTCGATCTGCCTGGTCGTCCACATCTTGCGGTGCTTGCGGAAACACTCGCGCAGCCGACCGTTCGGGCGCGTCGGGTTGCCGAAGACCATCCAGATGATCTCAGTGTCAGCGTCGGTCAGCGCACCCTCGGCGACTTCCCATACCTTGTCGTCGATCGCGCTGGCCTCATCCATGATCAGGACGATGCGCTTGCCCGCGTTGTGCAGACCGGCGAAGGCTTCGGTGTTGGCCTTGCTCCAAGTCGTGAGTTTGGCGTTCCAGCTCTCTTTTCGATCAGGGTCCGCAGCGTGTATCAGCGATGCGTCAACGTGGAACCAGTCCCTCGTGATGGCCATCCTCTGCCACTTGCAGACCTCGGGCCAAGTCTTGCCGCGCAGCTGGTCCTCGGTGTTGGCCGTGACCACGACGCGAGTATCCCGGTGAGTGTCGAGCGCCCACTTGACGACCATGCCAACGAGAGCCGACTTGCCGATGCCGTGGCCAGACGTGACCGCGATCATGCAAGGCTGGTGGCGCTTCTCAGGGTCCTGAAGGTGATCACCGATGGTCGACAGGATGTCCTGCTGCCACACTCGCGGGCCGTCAGGCGAAGCAAGCAGATCGCCCTCGCCCCACGGGAAGACGTAGAGCGCGTGGCCAAGAGGGTCGTGCGTGAACTCCGCAACGTCCTCGATCATCTGGGCGCTAGCGTTCATTCAGCGGTGGCCGTGCGTATTTTGATCACAGCCGCCTCTGGTAAGTGACCATGCGGCCCTCTGACTGCTGGATGCGCTTGAGCGCCTTCGCCATGGATTCCAAGGTGGCGTCGACCATCG